TAATCCGTATTTTTTTACAATTTCAATCATCTTTTCTACCATGTGGTCATGATTTTCCCACTTTTCCATGAGCGCGTCCTTAATTTCTCTTTCGTTTTCCATGTATATGATGTCTATCTGCACCGGTTCTTTTTGTAGAAATCTATAACATCTGTGAATTGCCTGGATAAAATCATTGAACTCATAATCTATCCCTAAGAATATCTCTCTGTGACAATATCTCTGGAAGTTGCAGCCAGAACCGGAAATAGATTTCTTTGTCGCAAAAAGTCTTGTTTTTCCCTGTGAAAAATTTATAACTCTATTCTCGCGTGTTTCATAGTCCATAGATCCGTAGATATCTACCACTTCCGGAAGTGCCTTTTTTATTGCGTGTCGTTCTGACTCTAGGTCGTGCCATAGCACAAAGTGGTCTTCCGGTGAGTCTTCAACTATCTTTTTCATGGTTTGGACCCTTTGCTCGATGCTTTCTCTTTTTACCTATGCTGCTTCTTTTAATCCTGCTGCCGCTTCATTGAATAATGCTATCTGACCGTCTTTTTCAACAGCATCTCCGTACTCAATCGGTAATTCATGCCAGTTCACTTTTAGATCTGGGAGATTATATCCCTCGTCAGAATATTCCGGATTGAGATCTGACGGTTTTGTGATGAATAACGCCCAGGAACTCACCCATAACCAAAATTCATCTTCCATGTTTGGATATAATTTTAGGTTGTTCGCTTTTGTGCTGTCTCTTTGAAAAAATCTTGTGAGAGCCTGTCCGGTGTCCATCACTTCCAAATAGCCAGCGTAGTGTATTAACTCCTTGTATCTATTCGGCGATGGCGTGGCTGTTGCAACCAACTTATATTTCACATTCTTGAATTTGTCCAAAAACGTCTGATATGTCTTACTACCAAACGATCGGAGTACACTTGCCTCGTCCAATGATGTTGCTGCAAAATATGATGGATCTATATCTCCATCTCGGACTCTTTCATAATTTGTCAGAAGAATCTGTTCTTTTGCTTCTTTTACTTCCTGCATAGTCCGTACATATTTCGGTCTTTCATAGCCAAGAATGTTTACTGCATCTTGTGTGAACTCTTGCTTTACTCCCAATGGCAGCACAATCAAAGCTTTTCCCCCCTCATGCACTGCTGCCAGGTGGCAGAATTCTATTTCCTGCACAGTCTTTCCAAGTCCAAATGATTCAAACAGTGCACGCCTGCCACCTTTAAGCGCCCATGCTACTGCATCTGCCTGGTGTGGTTTTAATGCTTGATTAATTCTTGCTTTATCTACTTCAAACCCACTATCTACAGCAAGTTCAATTTTTTTCTTCAAAAATTCTATGTAATCCATCTTCAAAAGGAGCTGATATATCTTTGCCCGGCCGGAGCTCCGTCTCCTTTCGCTATCGCTATTCTAAAAATCAAATACCACTTCCGGTGCTGGTATAAAATCAACACCGCATTCTTCTTTTCTATCCAGTTCTATCTTCCGAACCGCCTTATTGATCGCCCAGGCATTGTCCTTGCAGTACACATACCCATCCGGCGCATATAAACTTTTTACCTTTCCACTGATCCTATCTAATATCGTCTGATATGACATGTGATTCTTCCTACCTGCTTCCCTGACTGATCTGTAAAAATCAACAATTTCTCCCTCTGGACTGATCTTCACAACCGACATCTCACACCCGTTGCTCCTTCCAGTCAATCTGCCAAGTTCGCTCCTTGTAGTGATACCAATGTTGTTTAGTGCATCGTCTGTGATGATCCCATTCTTGTGATATGCTACCTTTCCCGGTGGCAACGCCCCGATGAATGTGATCTGCATCAGCTTCATGACTACCTGTTCCTTGCCATTTAGTTTTACAATCCTGCGTCCATTGGAACTCTTGATATACGGGTGCATGTCCTTGTATCCACGTTTTAACACTCTGCGGAGATTGCCGAAATAGTTAATCTGGTACTTTCCGTCATATCCTGGAATGTCGTACCATTCAGTGAGGCTAATCTGCTTAATTCTCATGAGCTGCACCTCCCAGCATTGCAAGTTCCAGCGCGTCCATGTTGTAATCACGACCAGTAAAATTATTAAATTTTGTTCCTTGCGCGGGTTTCGCGGTCAATTCCAGCTGATTCCCTCTCGCCCAGTTTCTCACTGCGGCACGCCAGTCTTTCATTTTGTTCTTGCCAACCATCCAGTTCTTAGACTGGTAAAAGTCAACAAATCGCTCACAATCAATGCGATATTCTTTTTCCCTGCAGTAATTTTCAACCTCTGTTACTGTGGGTGGTTTAAAGCGGGACGCTTTTTCTTTAGACACGTTAGTGTCTTTCTTTTTAATATCATTATCATTTACATTTACATATACATTAGGTTGTGAGTTGGTTACATCTTGGTTATTGTTTGGTTTTTTCTTGGTTACATCTTGGTTATTGCTTGGTTCCTGTTTGGTTATTGGTCTACCACCTTTTTTCCCGTTCTCGTAACGCTTATTATTCGCATCAATCTGAGGTTTCACCAAGCAAAATACTGTATACTCAATCCCTCCTGTAGCTGGTTCAGTACCGTCTAATGCGTAACCTATGATGGCTTGCATAACCTTCTTATACTCTTCGGGCGGAAGTCCTGCGATAGCATCTGCAAATGATCGGTAAAATACAAAGCTGTCTCTCATTACTTTTCACCTCTTCTAATTATCATACAATGCCCTTCCATACATTTTCATCCAATCATCTAGCGGCATTGTAACAAGCCACTCTTTTCTATTTCTTCGATGCATAACAACTGGATTTTCGCCATCTCTAGCATCATTCTTCGATTGCTCGATAGCATCATAGATATTAAGCCTTTCCACCCTCTTACATTCGATATGGACTCCTGGAAGGCCTACAACATCAGCATCTCCGTTTGATCCGCAATATTGTTGCCCCCTCCGGCTGTCATACCCATACTCTCTTAATATTGTGGCAAGCTCGCGCTCACCATTCTTTCCCTTATTGTTAGAATTCATTTTGATACCTCTGAGCATCTGCTCCAACTATCGTAAGTCTGCTTCATGCATAATCGTTTAAGCTGTATCGCTCTCGCCCTATGTAAGTCTTTGGCTATATATTCGTGAAACGCTGCTTCATCTACCGGATCACTCGGTATCGGTCGAAATACGCCTTTCCCGACATTGATAATGCAATCACCGTTACAATTCGCTTTTTCTATCATATTACGAAATATTCTATCGACACTCGGATCCGCTGGACGCTGTATTGCATTTCTGTGTCCGTCGCATATCCGATGAAAATAATCTTCTGCTTTTTCTCTCGATGTCATATTTTCTCCTTTCTGCCGGAGTGCGGCATCTCCGGCATCGTGACACAATATTTGCAAAACCGAACATTTTATCTTCAGTTACGTTTGCCGCATGAAACTATGTGAATGAGTTACAATCTGTTCTTTCCAAAAATCCGAATGAACTCTTCTCTGGTCCCGTAATGCTCCTCAAAATATTGCTGAGCCATCTGCTTAAGCTTAAGATCCAATCCTTGATTGGGATTCCCGTGAACACTGTCTGCTTCGTTCTCGTGCAAATAGCATGCTATGGGAATTACGAAACCATATTCTTCGGATTTCGATCTGTATGGTCCATAGAAAATGTGGTGTCTATGGCAATATGGCGTTCCGGTAAAGTAACAATGTTCCATATCATCTGTGAACACGCTCCATAATCGTTTAGACATCTACACCATACCTCTCTTTCAAGAGTCTCTTTTCTTCCGGTGTTGCTATTTCCCTGTCCGGAATACCTGCTTCCTTACACATGGTAATCATTCCATCTATCAACCTTGCCATTTCCTCTGTGTTGTACGTATGGCTGCCGCGAAGTAATCTGTACGTTCGATACATCACATTGTCATTGCCCTCCCGCACTTGCGATGTAGGCTGTAAATGATAATTCACGGCATATCTAACTTGATTTTCTGCATCTTCTGTGTCAGGAATCGTTGTAAACACTGACTTTCCATCAATGATCCAAGGTTGTCCATATCTGATTAATGCTATGTTATGCACCTCCGGATTTGCCATATCAAGAACCTTTCCCAACTTCGATACGAGCACCCAGTAATATGCATTTGCGTCCAAGCTTCTCTTCTTACGATATTTCTTTATCTGAATGGTCAATTTTTCGCAACCCTTTAGATCTTGGAATGCTTCTCTTGCGTCTTCATTCAGTTCAAAGGACGCTGTCTGCTTGCCAGTAGCATAATTCATGGACAACCCTTGAAATATTCCTGTGAAATCCATTACTGTTCACCCATTTTATTCATGAGAATCATAAAATGCTTTACTGTAAGTTCTCTTAAATCCTTCACTTTAAAAAAGTTGCATACATTTTCAACAGTCTGATTGTGATTTGGAATGCATTTCATTAATGTGTTATACTGTGCGTCCGAAATCAAACTCATTCCCTCTTGCTGTTTAATAGCATTTAAAACCTCATCTGCGCTGGCAACACTTGTATCAATTCCGATTCCGCACATTCCAAGCGCTCTTCCTACAGCTGATGTCTCGCAATTTTCAATATAAGAAGTCTTGTTTATGAATGAGGAATCCTCTTTTTCATAGGCATGTCCCACTCCTAGCACTGAACCAAAATCATCTTTCACAACTGCAGACATCACACAGATGCCTTTCTCTAAGCTTTCAATATTTGTCTCGATGCTTCCGTTCGGATATAACATTCGAAATACACGAATTCTTTGATTTACTTCCGCATATTCTTTTCCTTTAACTTCTATTTTTGTGATTGTTTGGTTCGCAATCATTAACGATTCGTATGTCATCTACACCGCCTCCTTCAACACAAGTTGCCCGTCTGGTTGTCTGATCAGAAGCGATCTGATAAGCTCTTCTCTCTTTTTCTTCTTGTCCTGGCAATCACATTTCTCTTCCGGATCCAAATTACAACCACAGAACGGACATTCCTTGTAATACATTAATACTCACCTATCTCTTTCACATAAGTTACACACCCGCGTTCTTCACGAAGTTTCATTGCGAGATTGTTTACTCTATTTTTTTCTGCGCATGTGGTAAAACGATATGTTCCATATTTGTATTCTTCTGCTCCAAACACCATCCATATTTCTGCCATTACACAACCCTCCTGTAATTAGCATTGAGGCAATCCTCACATAAACGTTCTCCATCTATCGTATAGATATAATCTCCTTCATACACCTCACACCCGCAGCAATCACAATATGTTGCAGGTTCCTGTTCCGGAGGCGCTGTTTTCCATTCGTCATATCCTGGTATATGTTCCATTTGACTAATTTCCTCCTGTTTTGTATAATATAATTGACTAATTTTCAGAGTGCTTCTCGCCTTGCCGGGCTTATGAGAGCACTCATTTTTATTTTGCCAAGTCAAACAACTGCTTGATTTGCCCGACTGTCAGTACGGTATCCGATTGCAGTCCGCACAGAGTATCAACAACCTGGCATCTTCTGGAAATCATGCTCAGACTTTTCAAGTCAGCTTTCTTCTCAAAGCTCTTAAGAAAATACCCGAACTCTTCCTCGTTCATCACTGTCGCGATCTCGTTCATACACTCACCACCTTCCTATACATATCCGTAAGCCCGTCTCCATTCCTGGTACTCGTCCTCCAGGTCAGCTTTTTCAATAACCTCATGGAGCATCTTGAACTTTTCATATTCAAACCGATGTCCGACTGCCTCAAATGGAATCGCTTCACACACCTTGCACTGCTCCGCACTATGCCGGAATAAGATTTCTTTTAAGCTTGCTGTATCAGCCATGTGATCACCTCCTGCATTTTCAGAATCTTGATGGAGATCATCACGAACATCATCATTGTCGCGATGTCTCCCAGAATTACCAACACGAATAACGTGTCCACAATCCTCTTCATTGTCCACTTTCTTTTCTTCATGTCTAATATCCCATGACCAGCCAATGAAGAAACATAGCCATCGGCAGTCCGTTCATCATCAGTCCTACCACTATCCAATCCCTAACTCTCATGGGCTTGTCCTCCTTTCAATCTTCTATCTACCTCTTCCGGTGGTATTTTCAGCCACTCCGCCAAGGCTCGCTTGTTGATTTCATAAGAATTCTGTGTGTTACCAGCTTCCTTGGCTGTAACTACAGTCCCAAACGTCCAGATACCTCTCTTAATTCGCTCCCGAACCATTTGCGGGGCACATCCTATGATTCGCGCTGTCTGATTGGCGCTTAGTATGTCTTTCATTTCCTACTCACCTCCCACATCACTGATTAGCTCTGGAATCAGCTTTTTCTTTATTGCCTTTATACTCTTTGGTTTGATATAATCTTCCTAATAAATGATGAAAGGAATGATTATTAATGAAATTAAATCCTGATTGCATACGAGATATACTTCTTGCTGTGGAAGAAATTCCTGATATAAACCACCATTGGCGATTTGATAAAGAAACCGTTCCTGAATTGCTTCCAAATTATTCTTTTGATGAAATAATGTATCACATCCGTCAATGTCAGCTTAATGAATTCTTTTTTCAAGCATCTGGCAATATTACTGGAACATGCTACACTATTTCGGATTTATCCCCTAAAGGACATGAGTTTCTTGCCAACATCAGAAATGATTCTTTTTATAATAAAGTAAAAGACATTGGTGCTGAACTTGGTGTGCAATCACTTAAAGACTTAACTCAGATTGCCTTGTCGGCAGCGTCTCTGGTCATCAAATCACACTTTAATCTTCCTTGATGTGCAGAGCTTTCAACGCTACTCTCTCGGCGTATTTCTTTATTAAAGTAGTATTAGGCAATGGATTTCCGCATTCAGCTATATAAAGAAGTACGCCCTGGAAACATAATTTCCAATAAATTGCTTTTGCTATCGCTATCATCGATAGCACAGCTAAAATTCCTATCAACATCTCGTTCACCTCACTTTACTTGCTCACTGGTTTCTTAACTTTTTCTAAAGGTTAATTGTTTTTGTTGCTAAAACACATAAAAAGTGATAGACTGAATGTTCGTATATATCAATATTTTGTATGCAAACACTTGTTTTGTACATTATCTAGTATTTTTATCTTGACTCACCATGATTTCAGTAGTAGTCTTTTGTTAGAAGCTTCAAAATTCCAACAAAAAGGCAGGTGATTACATGGCAAAAGGAAGTTCTTGTAAACCTTCCGCTAAAGTTAGTAAGGCTGGACGCACACTCGCTACAAGCAAATCTAAGTCTGCGAAATCACAAGCTGGTTCAACTTTAGCCAAGCATAAAAGCACCAATCACTAATTGGTCTGGGCTCGGGTTTTCCTGAGCCTTTTTAAATTGTCCTAAATAAAATCTTTGTAATCTCAACCATTGCATTTAATTCTGCCGGCATCGGATTGTCTTTACCTGCTGTACGAATTACGAAAGTTGATAATTCTTCTACCATTCCATCATACAAGGATTTATCTTTCTTCTTTCCCATCTTATTGTTTTCCCTCTTTCTCAATTTCAAAAAGATAATTTGCATCTACGCCCAAAATTGGACATATTCGAATCACGTCACTTATCTTAATGATCTTTCTTCCCGCAAGCATGTCATTAAGCATCTGAGGTGTGTATCCTGCGTTCTTGGCAACAAAGGTCTGTTTTAACCCTTTTTCACGGATAATACGCATGATGTTTTCTGCTACCGGTTTGTTATGATCTGCGATTTCCAATTTACTCCCTCCCTTCTTCTGAACCTGTTTCATCTGTTGCTGAAATTAATTCATCTACAGTACATTTCAGAATATCGGCTACTTTCTTAATGTTTTTAACTGTTGGACTCACACTATTTCCCCATTTGCAAATACTGCCCGTCGATACATTTGCTTTTTCCTCTAACTTGTTAATCGAAATCCCACGTTCTTTTGCAAGTTTACAAATATTTTCGTAAATCAAATTCACACCTCCTTTTTCAATATAAGTTCTGAAAAAATCACTAAATATTATTGACTAACTTCTGAAAATATCCTATAATTTGAATTACCACAAACAAATAAATAGCATATTTGCCATTCTGATTATTTTTGCGATTTTTTCAGAACTTGTAATTTTATTATACGCGATATATTCAGAATGTCAAGAAGTTTTTGCGATTTTTTCAGAAAGGGCCCAAAAATATGAAAGAACGTATTAAAAGCTTGTGCAAAGACTATGGAATATCAATGAACAAGCTCGAAGAAACTCTTGGATTCGGAAAGGGGTATATCAGTAAATTAGGAAACAGTACACCTAATGCTACGAAAATAAAGAAAATTGCTGATTACTTTGGCGTAACTGTAGATTATTTAATGACAGGAAAAGACAACTTAAAGGAAAAAGCACCAGAGTTGACAGCAAAAGACGAACGCGACATTGCAAAAGACATGGAAAATATCCGCACAAAATTATTAAACGGCTCAGACGGTCCTCTCTCTTATGATGGAGAACCAATCCCAAAAGAAGATGCCGAATTACTTCTCGGACAAATCGAGCTGATGATGCGCCGACTGAAACCTATTAACAAGGAAAAATACAATCCGAATAAAAACAAGAAGTAGGTGTTAGGATTTGAAAGCACATGATGTTAAGCGATTAGTCGCTTACTACGTCAAAAAATACAATACACGAAATCCTTTCGAATTAGCTGATTATCTTGGTGTAGAAGTGCAGACAGGACAACTAGGAGAAAGCTCCGGATTCTACATGTTCCTTAAGAATCACAAGTGCGTCTTTTTGAATGAAGACTTGGAGGAACACGAACGCACTCTTGTCATGGCTCACGAACTAGCTCATTCAATCATGCATCGAAAAGAGAACTGTTACTTTATACGGAATCGAACGCTTATGCTGACTTCCAAAATCGAAATAGAAGCCAATACGTTCGCGGCGGAACTATTGATACCAGATGAAATGATTATCGAAAATCCAGGATTAACCAAAGCTCAGATCGCTTGTCTAGCTGGTTACGATGAAAGGATTATGGAATTTAAGAAATAATTATATGGTATAACCGCAATAGCGATTATATAAACTTACTTGATTTGCAAAGAAAAAAAGAGGAGGGGTTTGATGGGACTACGCTTTCGAAAAAGTATTAAGATTGCCCCAGGAGTTAAAATTAACTTCAACAAGAAAAGCTCCAGCGTTACATTTGGCGGAAAAGGAGTCCATTATACAATGAACTCAAAAGGGAAAAAGACAGCTTCTGTCGGAATTCCCGGAACGGGTCTTTCCTATACCAAAACATCTGGTGGCGGCTCTAAAACCAAGAAACACACAAGTAACGGAGGTACGCAATCAATGTCTCAAAACAATTTTCAAGAACCTGGTTCTTATAAGAAATGGTATCAGAAAACAGGATGGATAATCGCATTATTAATTTTCTTCTTTCCAGTAGGACTTTTCCTTATGTGGAAATACACCGATTGGAAAAAGCCAATAAAATGGATTGTTACCGCATTAATCCTTATTTGCGCTTTTATTGGCATAGCGTTTCCAGATAATCTGGAAAGTATCAATTTAAAAGCAAATTCAAAGGAAGCATATGATATTAATCAAAATGTAAAAATAACCGTAACAACCACTCCAAGCGATTATGAACTATCAAATAATGATTTTCAATGTTCCAGCGGAAAATTGAATTATTCTAATGGTAAACTTTCCTTCTCAGCATCCAAAGCTGGATTATATAGCGTTTGGGCTGAACATAATGGAATAAAAAGTAATATATTAACTTTTAAAATCGAAGATAAAGTTGCTATCGCCAAAAAAGAACAGGAGAAAAAGGCTGAGGAAGAGCGAATTGCTGCTGAAAAAGCCAAACAAGAAGAACAAGAACGTCTTGCAGCAGAGCAAGCTGAAGCCGAAGTACAGGCTCAAGCACAGGCTGAAGCCCCAGCAGCCTCACAAGCTCAAGAAAATAACGACCCTGTTGTTTACATAACTCAAAGTGGTGGCAAATATCATCGAAGCGGATGCAGATATTTAAAAAAATCTAGTATTGAAAAAAGATTATCAGAAGTAAAAGGAAGTTATAGCCCTTGTGGAGTATGTAATCCTCCACAATAATATTAAATATAGAAAAACCGCTCCTGCGCCAACAGGAACGGCTCAAAGACTAATGCCCCGAAGGATACACCAGTACGTTCAATAATTAGTGTATCATCTTCGGGCAGCTATCGCAAGCGGAACTGTTGTTCTTTGCTGGCTGTTATTTTTATACGCAAAATTGTGCGACGTCGCACCAGAAAGGAGATGCGTATTGTGGGAAGACGAAAGAAATATCCTAAACTACCAAACGGCTTCGGCTCGATTAAACGCCTGTCTGGCAAGAACAGAACGAACCCCTATGGAGTTTACCCTCCGACCACAGAATTTGATTCTGACGGTAATCCAGTGCCTGTGAAGGCTCTCTGTTATGTCGATGATTGGTACAAAGGATTTACGGTTCTTACTTGGTATAAACACGGGGAGTATTATCCGGGACGAGAAAAGGAGTTGACAGAAGCTGGCAACAGCTCCCTAAACGGAATGATTGAAAAAATCCTAAGTAAATATTCTCAATCCAAAAGAGAAATTGCTGATCAGAAAACTTTCGCGGATATCTTCTTGGAATACTACGAAAATAAATTCGGGCAACCATATAATCATCCTGGTAAAAAGCGCCCTATGGAACGGAGCGTATGTGCTGCTTACAAAAACAGCAGTGTTCTACATAATGAGTCATTTCGAAATCTTACAGCTAACACGCTGCAGTCCGTAGTGGATGATTGCCCGCTTAAGCACGCCTCTCTTGAGCTCATTGTTACGCTCTTCCATCAGATGTATGCCTACGCTGACGCAAACGATCTATGTGATAAGGATTACTCGAAATATGTCACTATCAATATCGACGACGATGATGAACACGGTGTGCCGTTCACAGATGAAGAGCTTGTGATGCTTTGGGAAAACCAGAATGATCCAACCATTGAGCTGATATTAATCATGTGTTATTCCGGCTTTCGAATCTCTGAATACCTATCTCTGGAAGTCAATACGACTGATTGGAGTTTCTTTGGTGGTTTAAAGACTGATGCAGGAAAGAACCGAATCGTACCGATTCATACGCTCATCCGTCCGATCGTTATCAGACGGCTAAATAGGGAGAAAACACTTTTACCAGTCACTACACAGAAATTCAGAGTCCGGATGTATGATGTTCTCGAATCGCTGGGCATAGAAAAACATACTCCACATGACTGCCGGCATACATTCAACTCCTTGTGCGATCGTTTTAGTGTCGTGGAACGGGATAAAAAATTAATGCTTGGACATGCATTTTCCGATGTAACGAATAAGGTGTACCTGCATCGAACCTTAGAAGATCTCCGAGGAGAAATAGAAAAGATAAAACTGTGTCGCTAA